GAAACGGTAGAAGTCCAACTAAAACCAAAAATAAAAGCAAGTGCTGTTAAAGATACCAGTGATTTTATGCCAATGGGTACATGGGGAGGGAAAGAACCACCACCAATGACAGCATCCGAACAACTAAAAGCTTACAGGTCATGGGTGTATGCAGCGGTATCAATGAAGTCTCAATCGGTTGCAAGCATGGAATTAACTTTATATAAGAAGACCAGGAAAGGCGTAGATGTAGTAGAAGAACATCCTGTTTTGGAGTTACTTGATAAGGTTAATGAAAGGATGACATTCTATGGATTAATGAATTATTCAAGTATGATTCAAAACCTAACAGGAGAATGTTATTGGTTATTGATTAGGAATAGCAGAGGGGAGCCAGTCGAAATTTATCCATGGTTACGACCTGATTATATGACAGTAATTCCATCAAAGACTAAAGGTACATTTATTGAGGGATATATTTACAAGGTCCCTGGTTCACAAAAAGAAGTTCCACTGTCTGCAGATGAGGTGATTCAGTTTATGAATCCAAATCCCACCAATCCATACAGGGGTATATCGCCCGTAGGAGCTGTTGGGTACGCCATAGGAACGGATAAGAAAGCATCTGCATGGAATTACCTATTCTACAAAAACAACGCCTCACCACGAGGTATTTTGAAGATACAAAACAGATTTGACGAAGCACAATATAAGCAGCTAAAGGCATCATGGAATGCTGGACATAAAGGGGAAGGCAACGAGAATAAGCTTGCTATAATCTTTACAGGTAGTGCGGGGACAGATGCTGATTTCATGGAAGTTGGAATGAGTAATAAGGATATGGATTTTTTAAAACAAAGAGAATTTTCAAGAGATGAAATCTTATCTATATTTGGAGTCCCTTATTCATTATTAAATCCAGGGCATACAGTAAACAGATCGACCGTAGAAGGTGCTCAGGTTAATTATCTAACTAATACAGTTAAGCCTGAAATAAGACAAAGAGTTGAAGAACTTAATGAGTTTTTAATACCTAAATATAGAAATTCAGAGGGATTATTCTTTGATTTTACAGACCCGGTACCGGCAAATAGAGAGCAAGAGGTAAAAACATATGATAGTGGGATAAAAAATGGGTGGTTAACAGTAGATGAAGTAAGGGAGAAAGAAGGATTACCACCATTAACAGAAGATCAAAAGCCAAAAGAACCAGTAGTAGCACCAACGACTGATGAAGATACTTCCACAGAGGACGAAGTTATAGAAGATGAAACATCTGATAATGAAATGGAATCAACAGACGAAACACCAGACGAATCAAAATCATTAAATAGAAAGAAGTTTAACGTAAGAATAAAATCAACAAGTAAGGAAGCTAAGATAAAGTCAATAGTTGATAGTGCAACCAGTGTCAAACTTAAAGAATTGCTTGTTAAACAGAAAGAAAGTACTCAACCAAAGAAGATTATAATAAAGAAAGTAAAAACGAACCAAAGAGAAAAGGTATTTCAAAAGAATATTAATAATCAGGAGGCTTTCTTACAGAAATTCTATACAGATAACTTTGAAAAAGAAGTTATCAAGACAGAAAAAGAAATCCAAGATTATCTAGTTAAAAAATATTCCAAAGCACCATCTGAGATTGTTAATGGAGTTAAAGTATTTAAACAGAATGATAGACTAAGAAAAGAAATGGAGGAGTGGGTTGATAATAAGATGAAGAAACTCCAAAAGTATTTTGAAGGGGATAAGATGAAAGAAATCCATAAGACAAGCGAAGACAACGCCAAGCTAACCCTAAAAGAAATGAAGGCAGTGGATAAGGGGATTGTTTCTAATATGACCAGTTTCCTACATGGTTACAGATCAAATATTAAAGGGTTTATCTTTAATGAGGGAAGAAGGATTAGTGAACGAATAACTGATAATCTATTACAAGCGGTAGCAATAGCTTTAGCATTAGAACAGGCACGACAGACCAAACTAAACCGAAATACCTTAAAACTCTCAACCATATCACATCCAAGAGGGCTTTATAGGAAAACAATAGCGGATTCAGCAGATAATGATGGAATAAGTTATTTCAAAATGTTAGTACCTATTGCAGCTTTAACAGCATTAAGTGAGGTAGGTATGACAATAGCAGTTCTGTATATGATTAAGACTCAAATGGAATGGGATTCATATATAGATCCAAATAACAACACTAATGTAGTTGGAGGATTAGGATTGCATCATGGTTCACAAGATTATTATTTACCAATAGGATTTGAGGAATTGATTGACGAGAAAGAAATATCAAAAGAACAAAGGGGAGAGTTGAACAGCAAGGGCGTTAATGATGAAAATAAGAATATTTATATTAAAGAAATAAAAGAAACCAAAGAAGAATTGGCTAAGAAGTACATAGAATCAAAACAACAAATAGAAAAAGAATATGCTGATAAGGAAAAGGAATCGCAGGAATTAATAACTACTAAACTTAAAAAGGTAGAGAATGAGAAAAAGGAATTAGAGAATGAGAAAAAGGAATTAGAAGAACACGAAAAAGAAACTGAACAAAAAGAAAAGAAATTAGAGAATCTAATATCTAAATTAGAAAATGGATAAGATCAAAAAACTAGAAGAAAAAGCTAGGATGGTGTTAAAGAGAAAACAAGAGAAAGAACAGGAAATAAAAGACAATGCCGAAATGTTAAAGAAAGCAGCCGATAGGATACCTGCTTTCTTTGACATGCCCATCAAAAATATTGACGAGTTATTCTCTAATAAGTTAAGTGATGTCAATGAGAAAACAATAAAACACATAGAAGATGTTAGAGAAAACTTTAATGTTAAAATAGATTCTTTTAAAAAGGAATTGGTCAGCAGTCACGATAAAGATATTGAATCGCTTAATGAAGATATTAAGGAGTTAGATAATACTAAAAGCACGATAATTGAGGTTGACAAAAAGGTTGTCAACCTAGCAAACAAGACAAGGAAGAATATAGATAAAACGGTAGGCGAAGTGAAGGAAACGATTGAGAGTCATCTTGAAAAGGATAAAACTGAGCTTTTAACTGAAATAGAAACGGCACAAAAGAACGTAGTAGGGTTATTAACCAGCTTAGAAGAATCACTAAATCAGAAAGATTCAAATGACAAAAAAGATCAGGAAGAAGTAATGAGGAAGGCAAGGGTTGAGATATCAAGAGAGATAATGAAACAAAAAGAATACATAGTCGGGATTATCGAAGCCAAACAATTAGAATCTCATACAATAGCCTTTCATTCAGATACAAGTGCAACCGGTCCACAATTAGACAGATTAGTTTCAGGGAACGACAAGGATTATGTTGACGATCTTCATTTACATAACCCTAGACCTATATTAGAGAAAGTACAGCCAATGATAAGTAACGTTATTGCAGGATTAGACTTGCAAGGGAATGGTTTTAGATTAGATATTTCAGAGGAAGGGAAGAAGCCACTACAAGGGATAACTGATATAATATTCAGAGACGCTAACGTTAAAGGGCTTGGAGGGGGGAGAGTATTAGTTGATACATCAACAGAAGGAACAATAACTCACAATGCTTTAGCAGGTTTACAAGGTGGAAATGGAAGTGATGAATATCAACATCTAACAACCGCCCAACACACAATAGCCACACAATCGGCTACTGCTTTATTGGATGGGTATTTAACGAGTACAGATTGGACTATTTTCAATGGAAAGCAAGATGCTTTAGGATTTACACCCGAAAACATAGTAAATAAAGTAACGTCTGTAAGTATAGCTTCAACTGATATCCAATATCCAAGTGCTAAATTATTGTACGATCAATTAGCATTAAAAGAAGACGTATTATCTTTTGGGAACTTAACAGCTGGGAGTACAAAGATATCAATCGGAGGAACAGGCACAGGTGCTTTAATTGGTGCAGGTGCGACAGTTGACATAATAGAAGCTAATATCACTCATAACAACCTAGGAGGGCTTACAATAGGCAACCCACATACACAATACACACTTACAACCGCTTTAGCTTGGACAAGAGACACCGTAAACGGATATACATATCTTAATAATCTTACTGATAAGGTAGGAATAAACCAAACAGTACCAACAGCAAAACTC